TCAAAACCGGCAAAAAAGTATTAGTAGCATTTAGAACATTACCAGGTGCATCTGATCGATGCTTGGTTATTCCAACTGAAAGTCTTCCTGATAGCTATCATGATGCACTGATTAATCTAGTTGAAAGCAACGCTGGCCAGGCTGCAAACGAATTTGCAGAAGTTTTAGCTAGAACAAATTTCCCAGACGGATCAATCATGTTGGCCGCATTGCACACTCAAGGTAGAATGAGTTCTGTTGGTACTAGTGAAATTGAGATGTGTCCAACAAATAGCCACACTGTTGTGCTTTCCGAGTTGAATCAATTGATTGCCGAACAACGTGGAGTAACTGTTGATAGTCTTGCAATCCAGCGTCCTATAACAGACCCTAACATAGAAGTTAGAGAAGTTGCAACTGTTAGAGAAGTTGATGCTCCAAAATCTGAACCATTAACTCCAACTGAAGCTCCTTCAAACGAACCGTTATCTGATGATGCCTTGGCTAAGAAGTATCGTAGCGATGCAGATCGTCTAAGCAAAGAGGCGGCACAATTAAGAAGATTAGCAGAAGAACTAGTTCCAACTAAAAAGAAAGCAACAGTAGAGTGAAGTGAGTAAACAAGGGAAGTCTCTCCCAAAAGATGTAATAGCTCACTGGCCTGAAGTATTTGGAGAAATAAAACTTAATGTTTTACCATTAAGATATTTAGACTGTGTTCTGTTAAACTTTAAAGACGGTAAAGTTTGGGAAATTAAAATAACAAAGAAGACCCGAGATGCTGGATGGGAGCAGTTCGAAAGGTCTATTTCTGAATTGGTTCGCACCTATGAAGAAAAAATTGATAATGTAGATTTTAGATTAGACACTGACAGAGTTAAAAAAGACATTACAAAAAACACAGAAAAATTTCTAAAAAGAAAGTTAGATTAAATGAAAGTATCACTTTTATCCTACAGTCAACCTACACAAGAGTTTATGAACTTGGGCATTGCAGATGCCCAAGAACTCATTGCTTATTGTGCCAGAGTGAGTAATCCCAGTAATCAATTTAACACAGAGACTAGTGAAAAACTAATCAAGTATTTGATTAAACATCAGCACTGGAGCCCTTTAGAGATGGTTTCAGCTTGTTTGGAAATCACTACAACAAGAGACATAGCAAGGCAAATACTTAGGCATCGTAGTTTTAGCTTTCAAGAATTTAGTCAGCGATACGCTGACCCTACAAAAGATTTAAATTTTGTCATTCGAGAAGCAAGATTACAAGATCTTAAAAATAGACAAAATTCAGTGGAAACAACTGACACTGAACTACAAGCTCGTTGGGAAGCCATGCAACAACGAGTAATTAACGAAGCAAAGTATGCATATGAGTGGGCAATTGAAAATGGTATTGCTAAGGAACAGGCTCGTGCTGTATTACCTGAAGGACTAATTGAAAGTCGTTTATATATGAATGGTACGCTACGTAGCTGGGTACACTATATAGAGCTTCGTAGTGCTAACGGTACACAAAAAGAACATCAAGAAATTGCTCGAGCATGTGCTCAGGTAATTTCTTCAGTGTTTCCAATGGCTGCTGATCTTACTTCAAACTGAGATTTAAGCCAGTCAAAATCGTTAATTAAAGAAAGTGCAGAGATGTTATCTCTGCATTTTTTTCCAAATAAATTTCCCTGTGTTGCGCCGTCTTTGATAAATTTAGCAAACTTATGATCTGTTGGGGATAACCATTTTTCTAATCGTGTGTTAGTTTCATCAGTGTCTTGTCTTTGTATAATTTGACTTGACAGTTTAGCACACTCTCTAAATGCGCCTTTCCAAGATTCAAAAGGAGTTATAGCAAACTCTGTGGTATTACTTACTTCGTTAATAATTTTTACATTATGACTTAAACTGGTAGTTACATCTATACCCGTTGGCCTTTCTAATAAAAGATGTTTTGGTAATAGTTTAATCCCGCCATAGCCATATTCTAATCCGTTTATCGGATTGAAGCTGTTCCAAATATGTACTGCATCAAAGTGATCATTTGAAACTTCGTAATTGAATTTAAATTTATCACTTACAACTGCATCTGCATCTACTACCCATAAAAATCGTGTGGCGGTTCCTAATGCCGCTTTCTTATGTGCTTCTGCTATTCCCTGTACACCATTTATTCTATTAGCTGTTGGAACTTGTGATTTAAGTTTTATCCAGTTTGCATCAGCGTATGATTCGTTATAACTGATAAAAAATACATCATATAGAATGTTAGAACGTGAGTAACTGTTTCCAATTAAAAATTTAGCAGATTCAAAATCTTCTAATTCAACTTTTTTTCTACCTGGAACAAGATAAGACCTAATCCCGTTTACATCTTCTAGATAAGAAATACGGTCAGTAAATGTTGGATTGATGTTTAAAAATTGAAAATTAAGAATCTGTATTGTAGGAATAATCCAAAACATTTTAGTTCTGACAGATTTACTGTAATTAAATGCAATTGAAAACGGATCGGACTCATAGGTTATTTTTGCTAAAGGAAACCGTTCTTTTACTTTCTCAAGAAGAGAATCTGGCCAAGGCTTGTTATGAATAAAGATTATGTCGTACATTATTCTCTATCTAACAGATTATAGGTAATCCTTGTTTGATCTGCATGTACGTGTTTAAAGAATCTGCTGGCACTTTCATCTAATATACTTAACGGTATATCTAATTGCGGACTAAGTCTATCTCCAAAGTACTTAACATACTCTAATATATTTTCATTAGTAACTGTACCTTCAACAGTTTCTTTATATAGGTTACCAAGATAGTCAAAATCTCTTACATTAGTGTAGTCCCAATCTGTGCAGTTGGTCATGTAACACCCTTGTCTTGCACCAAGTATTGCCCACATACCGTTTTTAACATCACTGCCTACATTCATCCATATTAACAACCTGTGTAAATTTTTCCAGTGAACTTCACGTTTAAAATTAGAATGATTAACACGTACACCTCTATCTAAACTCATCTTGACGCCTTCGCGAAATCCTGCTCGCCAGGCTTGATAAGGTGTAGCATTGTTATGAACATCACTGTAACAGCTATTCATTTGAATGTATTCTGCATCCCAACAAAAATCAACTTGTGCATTAGGATCATCAGCGGGTGCGTTTTCGTGGGTTTTCATTGACAACACATACTCTCTTGGCCACAATTTAAGTCCGCCATTGCCGTACATTAAACCATTAATTATGTTATGGCCGCACCAACTGACTACACAACGACTGTAATCTTTATGGGCAGTAAAGTCAACTTCTTGATTAAAAAAATCTTCTCTAACAATATTATCGCCATCTACAGTTACAAATCTTTCAGTTTCTGCTATTCTTGCACATTCTTTATGAGCACTATCGCTACCTTTAACTCCATGGACACGTTTTGCCCAGGGTACTTTGTTTAGTAAATCTGCGTAATTTTTTTCAGCATTTGGCTCATCATAGCTAAGATAGATTATATCAAAATCTATTATTTTAAACTTTTGACTCATTTAATATTCTCAAGTTGTAAGTATCAAAGAATTTTTTAGTGACAATTGAAACTTGTGTCTTATCTGATTCTATATCAAACTCATGCGGAATGAATACTTTATCTTTTTTTACTAGTTCGTCGAGTGTTATAGAAATAGTTCTAAAAATAAAATTTTTGTTTTGATAGGTACTGATATAAAAATCAAGTGTTACATCTAATATCTTTTGTTTCAAACCAACTTTTACGTCGTCTCTAATTTTAAATGCCCAGTGTTTAACATCAATATGATTTTCAATTGATAAAGAACTGTCAATGTTTTCACTAACAGGTACTAACACTAGTGAATTAAAATTAATGTCTGTACTTACCTTTGCACTTACTAGTGTGATTTGATCTTTTTCAAATACAATTTTAAAATCGTTAAAATTTTGTTTGCCTTCTAAAAACAATTTAACATCATCATACGGCATTTTAATAAAAGAATTAAGATCAGGTCGCTCTTCATTTGTAATTGACAAAATAGCACCAGATGATTTATCAAAATAAATCATATAATTATTGTCTATAATACCTAAATTATGTGCTTGAATAATTGCATCTTCTGACAATACATCGTCGTCGTGTAGTAGTTCATCTTCCATTTGCAGATTCCTTTAACGATACTAATACTTGATCTGTTAGAAAACTATCATCTATATAATGAAACACGCCTCGTTGCTGTATATTGGAAACAAATAGTTGTCCAGCATCTGTAAAATACCAATCTAAAACTTTTGTCCAACTTGTAGGAATAGGACTGACATGTTGAAGATTTGCTTTCATATGTGTAATTGACCAATTAATATTCTTGTTTATTACTTGGTCGTCAACGCCTAAAATTTTTGCCGCAATGGCCGCACTAACATCCATGCTTAACCAATTCTGTTTGCTCTTAGGAGCAATATCAAAATACAATCTTTCCCAATTGGCTACAACGAATGCCATTACATTATAAAAGT